CAGGAACTTCTTTGCGTTTACGGAAAAAACCGAGCGATAGCATGTTCAATCTGTATCAGTTCACACAAGAGATGTCAGAATTCAGCGCCCGTGCCTGCGGTCTATTGGATGAAGCGCCTCACGCGCGCAACGCGCGCGACGGCATAAGGTGCGGAAAACAGTCAACATTTGACTTCGATCTGTTTGAGGGCTGAAATGTCACAGAAGAGAAGGCCAGACAAGAACAGCACGACGGCGGCGGTTGAAGGGTTTCAAGGCGCGATTGAATCTGTTCCGCTGCCGGACGGTGTGCAGCTTCGGAGTGACGAGGAACACGTCATCTGGGAGCAGTTCACTCGTGCTAGGGCACGCGAAGACTGGCGGGACATGGACCTGCTGCTGCTGGCGAAAATAGTGCGCATGGAATCGGACATTCGCAAGCACCAGGAGATGCTAGATCGCACCGGCGTGCTGACGGAAAACAAGCGCGGCACCGTCGTTCCGAACCCGCTGCTGGCGGTGGTCGATACGCTGGAGCGGCGGCAGCTTGCGGTCATCCGGTCTATGAGCCTGAACCAGACGGCCAGTGATCCGCGCACCATCAACGGCGCGGCCAAAAATGAAAGCAGAGCGTTTGATGCGCTGCGCGCTTTTAGTGATGACGGTTTGATTGCGTTGCCGGTGAATTGATGACTGAGAAATTCTATGAGCACGCGCTGATCGCGCTGGATGATTTGATCCCCTATGCCATGAACAGCCGGACGCACAGCGAGGAGCAGGTGGCTCAGATCGCAGCCAGCATCCGGGAGTTTGGTTTTACGAACCCGGTACTGATTGACGAGGCGAACAATCTGATTGCCGGCCATGGTCGCGTCCTGGCAGCACGCAAGCTGAAGATGGAATTGGTTCCTGCAATCGTCGTGACTGGGCTTGATGAAAACCGGCGCAGGGCGCTGGTCATTGCGGACAATCAACTGGCGCTTAATGCCGAGTGGGATGAGGAAAAGCTGATCGCCGAACTGCAATCTATGTCCGTGGACATGCAGAAGCTGACGGGCTTTAGCGAGGAAGATTTGCTGGCCATGCTCAAGCCAGCGCAGATTGAAGGCTTAACCGACGAGGACGCTGCGCCGGAGCCGCCAGAGAAGCCGGTCACGGTCCTGGGTGACGTCTGGCTGCTGGGGCGGCACCGGCTGATGTGCGGGGATAGCACCAGCATCGACGCGGTGGAGCGGCTGATGGATGGGCGGAAGGCGGACATGGTTTTAACTGATCCTCCCTATGGGGTCAGCTTCGTCGGCGTAAAGGGCAGCATGTATTCAGGAGGCAAAAAGGCTGGTAAGAATTCCGCTGAAATGATCAAGGCAGACGATTTGCGCGGTCATGACTTAGCGCAGCTTTTCCTTGACAGCATATCCTGCGCATCGGCCATCTCAAAAGATGGCGCTGCCATGTATATTTTCTTCGCCATAAACAGATCGGCGGAGACTTTGGCTGGTCTGTCCGGTGTTGGGCTGGAGGTTAGAAATTGGTTGATATGGGACAAGGGCAATGTTGGGTTCCATGCTATGGGGGCGCAATACAAGCCAAATTATGAGGCGTTTTTGTATTGCCACAAAATAGGCAAAAGCCCCGCTTGGTATGGTGGGCAAAAAGAGCAGACTATATGGCGTCATCCTGTTGAGCGCGAGGGGCTTCACCCAACAATGAAACCAGTCTCTCTTTTGCAGCGCGCCTTGCAAAACAACAGCAAGCAGGGCGACGAGGTGATTGACCTATTCGGCGGCTCCGGCTCCACCCTTATCGCTTGCGAAAAGACAGCCCGCGACTGTCGCATGATGGAACTCGACCCGAAATACTGCGACGTGATCATCAAGCGCTGGCAGGACTTCACCGGCGAGACCGCCATCCTGGAGGGCGACGGGCGGACCTTTGACGATTGCGAGCTTAAGCGGATTTAGCGCTGATGGCCTTCTTGCACTACCGGTGGTAAACTGATGACTGAAAAATTCTATGAGCACGCGTTGATCGCGCTGGATGATTTGATCCCCTACGCAATGAACTCCCGGACGCATTCGGATGCGCAGGTTGCGCAGATTGCGGCCAGCATCCGGGAGTTCGGATTCACCAATCCGGTGCTGATCGACGAGGCCAACAATCTGATTGCTGGGCATGGCCGCGTCCTGGCAGCACGCAAACTGAAGATGGAATTGGTTCCTGCAATCGTCGTGACCGGGCTTGATGAGAACCGGCGGCGGGCCTTGGTCATCGCGGACAACCAGCTGGCGTTGAATGCCGAGTGGGACCAGGAAAAGCTGATCGCCGAACTGCAATCCATGTCGGTGGATATGCAGAAGCTGACGGGCTTTAGCGAGGACGAGTTGCTGGCCATGATGAAAGAACCAAACTTTGAACCCGGCACAGAAGATGACCAAGGCAAGCTGGATGAACTCGCGCCGAAAATGGTGACTTGTCCGCATTGCTCGGCAGAATGGGATTTGAGAGAGCATGGCCAAGGCTGATCTGCGGATTGACTGGGCAACGCATGCCGCCGCAAAGTATGCCTGCGAGAATTGGCATTATAGCGGGTGCTTGCCCATCGGGAAACTTGTAAAAGTTGGAGCGTGGGAGAACGGAAAGTTTATTGGCGTGGTTTTATTTGGTAGAGGGACTAGCCCGCAACTTGGCTCTAAATATAGTTTGGGCCAAGATCAATGCGTTGAACTTGTCCGTGTCGCTTTGCGGGATCATGCTTCCCCTGTATCTCGTATCATGGCCATTGCGCTTCGTATGTTGAAAAAATCAAATCCAAATTTGCGTTTAGTCATATCTTTTGCGTCGCAAGACGAAGGACATCACGGCGGGATTTATCAAGCAACGAACTGGGTTTACAATGGCACAACGTCACCGCAAGATGAATTTATGTTTAAGGGCAAGCGCGCAACCGATAGACAGGTTTCGCAGTTCGTGAAAGAAACAAGGATAGGCCGAAAGCAATGGGAATTGCGCGGGGTATTAAAGAGACTACCAACGCGCCCAAAACATCGCTACCTCATGCCCCTAGACCCAGACATGCGTGCGCGTATACTACCACTTGCAAAACCATACCCCAAGCGTGCGAAGCAGGCGATGGCCGACTTCCCGTCGGCACAGCGGCAGGGCGGCACTGACCCGCACGCTCCAAAGGTTTTAGCGTGACCCGTTCCGCCAAGGTCATCCAGTTTATTGAACAGCTATGCCCGATCCCGGAAGGGGCGGACGTAGGCAAGCCGTTCAAGCTGATGCCGTTCCAAAAACGGTTCATCAAAGATATTTACGATAACCCGGCAGGTACAAGCCGCGCCTATCTGAGCGTTGCCAGAAAGAATGGCAAGTCTGCATTGATCGCCGCGATCCTGCTTGCTCATATTGCCGGGCCAGAGGCGCGTATAAATTCGCAGATTATCAGCGGGGCGAGAAGCCGTGACCAGGCGGCGCTGGTGTTCAAGCTAGCAGAAAAGATGGTTCGGCTTTCGCGGATATTGAGCAGCCTGATTAAAATTGTGCCGTCGCAAAAATCGCTGATCGGGCTGGCGCGCAATGTCGAATATAAGGCTATCTCCGCAGAGGCCGGCACGGCGCACGGGCTCTCTCCCGTGCTGGCGATCCTGGATGAAGTGGGGCAGGTTCGCGGGCCAGCGGATGCCTTTGTGGAGGCAATCGAAACGGCGCAGGGCGCGCATGCCGATCCGCTCCTGATTGCCATTAGCACGCAAGCCGCAACCGATGGCGATTTGTTTTCCGTCTGGCTGGATGACGCGCAAACGGCAAACGACAAGCGGATTGTCTGTCATCTCTACACCGCGCCGCAGGATTGCGAGGTTGGCGACCGCAAGGCGTGGCGCGCGGCAAACCCGGCGCTTGGCAAGTTCCGGTCGCTCCAGGATATGCAGGACTTTGCCAAGCAGGCTGAACGGTTACCTAGCAAGGAGAACAGTTTCCGATGGCTCTATCTCAATCAGAGGATTGAAGCTCACAGCCCA